GGACCGGGAAAACGTTGAGCTTTCGAACCTTAAGCTTATAAGCCGCGGCGAACTTGCGGTGATGACGAGGCTTCATCTTCGGAGCGAAGATCCGGACATAACGGAGACGGGGCTTTTGATCGCGAAGCTTTGTACGGCGATTTACCGGAAGAAAAAGAAAACCGGAGGGAGGAAGAAAGAATGACGAAAAGAAAAGTGAAATTTTTTCTTGCAACTGATACAGAGCGCCTTGAAAGGAATATAAACAGATTTCTTGACGAATACGCAGACAGGTGTTTGATTGATCTTTCTCTTTCGAAAGATACCGGAGCAATTTTCTCATATACCGCTGCGGTGATTTATGAGGAGGCGGAAGAAGATGGCTGAATTAAAATCCTGCCCTTTTTGCGGAGGTTTGCCATATCTTTTTGAAAAAGAAATTGAACTACCACATTATAAGGGAACGGCATACACAATAAAATGTGACCATTGTTTTGCTTCTGTTACTGATATAGACAGAGAGGTTACGGAAGCAAAATGGAACAGGAGGGCTGACGATGACTGAATTGAAACCTTGCGAAATATGCGGATCCCCGGCGGAAATTGAAATGGAAACCGACGGAACTTGTTGTATCGGCAGATTTTATTGCAAAAACGGCCACGGCAAAAAGGTCCTTACGGTCGTTACGATGACCGAAGAAGAAACGCTTGAAATAGGAACGGCGTTTTGGAACCAGAGGCAAGAAGCTGAAAAACGAAGAAAAGAAGGCAAGGCGGCCTATGGCGAAATAGTTGCGGGATATAAAATTCCTTATGTCGGGGGCAAAACGGAAAACGACGAAAGGATCCGTGGAGAGGTGGAAAGGATCCGCAGGGGGCGGGAAGAGGAGGGACGAAAATATGATTGAAACGTTATCATTCGGCTTCACCTGCGCGGCTGTGGGATTTTTTATCGGGGTTCTTTGCGGAATGCTTTGGTGACAAAGAAAGGAGCGGAAAAAATGAGATTTTTTGGGCTTATGACGAAAAAAGAATACAGAGAACTTGAAGGGGAAAGAAACAAATGGAAAAACGAGGCGCTTCGGAAAGGAATGGAAGCTTCGGCGGCGAGAGCGGCGCTTTTTGAAAAGAAAAAGGAGCTTGAGGAGACCGAAAAGCTTTTGACCGAATTCAAGAAGAAATACGCCGACGAGATTCAAAAGAGGTATGAGCTTGCGCAGACTTTGCTGGGCGAAGAATACGTTCCGGGAATTGAGATCAAGCCGATTACGGAAGGAGAATGAAGAATGGCGGAGATAATGCTTCTGGCTGAGGCGAAAGACGGCGAAGGCGGAAGAAGGTATATCGAACTTGAGGGCGGACTTCGGGTCGTTACATATAAAGGCCGGATCGAAGGCTGGTATTTTTGCGAAAAGGATCCTTTTGAGGAACTTTTGAAAGCGGAGCACCGGGCGGAGGTTTTTGAGAGAATGGCTTTTGTTCTTAAAGAAGAGCGGGACAGGCTTCTTGAAATTTCGGTGAGATGCACGGATCTTTGTGAGCGTTGCTCCTACGGCGGATTTCACGATGGCTGTGACGAATGTGACTGCGACTGTTCCGCCTGCAAAGACGAGGGCTGCATTTGCAAGCGTTGCGAAGACGGTTCCTGCTTTTTCGCGAAGGCGGAGGGATAGGAATGGCGAAAAGCATTTTGCAAACAGAAAAGGAATGTCTTTTCTGCGGAGCTGTCTATGGTCTTGAGAGCCACCACGTTTTCGGCGGACCGCTTAGGAAACTTTCGGAGCACTACGGCCTTAAAGTATGGCTTTGCAGAAAACATCACACCGGACAGCCGGAGGGGGTTCACTTTTGCAGGGAAGCAAGAGAGGAACTTCAGGAGGCGGCACAGAAAGTCGCCATGAAACACTACTGCTGGACGAAAGAGGATTTTATAAAGATCTTCGGCAGAAATTACATAAGGGAGGATTAAAAAATGGCACTTACAAAATTGCAGGCAGCGGCAGCGCTGCAGGGCATTTGCACCGGATTTGAACTTGAGGAAAACGAAAGGCTTGCGCTTGAGATGGGCGCGAGGGCACTTTGTCACGACCCGGACGAGGTGGCGAAAGCTATTGAGGATTTTAAGAAAGAGATCCGCACAACGATTTTTGACGCTTATTACGAATGCTGCGGCGCACCGAAGACCGAAGAAGAACTTGGAAAAGCAAAGATGATCATCGACGTTCTTTCGTTCCTTGAAGGAAAATGGGAAGAAGGCGCGAAGGGAAATGAATGAATTCGTTGTTTCGGTGAGACCGGACGGAAACGTTAGAAAAGAGCGGGTCCCGGAAGGGGCGGATCTTCTTTCGACCATTCAGCTTCTTTGCGGAGGATATATCGAGATCGTTGAGACGGTTTTAGGCGGGGACGTTGTTATGGCGGTGGACGAAGAAGGGAAAATCAAGGGTCTTCCCGTAAACCCGGCGGCGACGGCGGTTCTTTCGCCGATATATGAAGACACTATCTGCGGCACGGCGGTGATCCTTTCGAGAGGAGAGGAAGACCTTGAAACCCTGCCGGAGGATTTTGCGGAATATCTTGTGAGGTTTATCTGACATGGAAAAACTTGAGATTCTGAGCTTTGTGCTTATTGTGCTTGTTATTGTTAATCTTGTGCTTGTTTTCAGCGGGTCTTTGATTATCAAAAAGGCGGACAGATACAGGAAAGCAGCTTTGGATTTTTATTCGAAAGCGGAAAGGGCTTTCATCGACGCCGAGATGAAGAAGCTTGAAGCGGAGAAGATCCTTAAAGAAGCAAGGGAACAGGTGGAAATTTTCGTCAGATGTGAAGGGGAACGCGAGAAGGAGTGATTTTTTGAAATACCACGGCGGGAGCAGATTCGGGCTTCCGGAAGAAAAGCAAAGTTATATTTATTGGCTTTGCCGGAATCTTGACAGGCTTCCGCAGAGGGAACGGGGAATCATCAAAGGCCTTATCAAGGAAGTCGGCGAAGACCAGGAAGAAGCGCTGAAGGAAGCGCTTTGCACCGGGCGGAACCTTTACGCGGTGGCCATGAGGCATTACACCAGCGAAGCGGCGCTTCAGAGACGGTGCGAGAAGTTTTATAAAAAGGCAGCGGAGATGCTGTGAAAAAGAAAAGACCGGAGCGGGTTTTCCGCTTCGGTTTTTTTATTTTATATAAAATTCTATAAAATTCCGGGGACGGAAAAGCGGTGATAAACGGACCCGGCATTGTGGTAGGTTTAGTTTGCGGGAGAAGGTTTTTTCAGGTTTTCAGAATCCCGCAGCTCCTTTACTTTTTATATTCCGGAAGAAGGCGGCAGAGTGGAGAGAGCTGCCGCCGAATTTCGGAAAGAAAGGACGGTGAGCGAATGGCCGAAGAAAAGAAGCTGAGGGGCAGAGAAGAGAAGTTCTGTCTTGAATACATCGTCGATTATAACGCGACGCAGGCAGCGATCAGAGCCGGCTATTCGGAAAAAAGCGCATCGAACGCAGGTTACCGACTGCTCAAAAAAGACGAGGTCCTTGCGCGGGTGCACGAATTACAAAAAGAATTTAATAAAACAAGATGTTTTGAAGATAAAGAAAGGGTCCTGGCGGAAAGCTGGAGCGTTTATGAGATTGCCACGGCGGCAAAGCCGGTTCTTGAGTGGGACTATGACGAGCACAAATACGTCGAGACGGGTGAATACCAGATTGACGGAAAGACCGCGGTGAAGACGCTTGAGCATATTGCAAAGATATGCGGGCTTTTGACCGACAAGGTCGAGCACAAATTCGGCGACGGCGGAATCGAAGTTTCCATAAGCGTGGCGGAAGATGAATGAGAAAGATCGAGTTTTCGGTTTATCCGAAGCAGCTTAAATTTATAAACTCCACCGGAAAAGCGGACGAAGTGCTTTACGGAGGTGCCGCAGGCGGCGGAAAAAGTTACGGCCAACTCATTGACGGGTTCCTTTACGCCATGACCTATAAAGGTTCGAAGCAGCTTATTCTGAGGCGGACTTTTGCGGAACTTGAAAAGAGCCTTATCCGAGTTTCGCTGGAAATTTTTCCGAAAGATGTTTATCACTATAACGCCGGAAAGCACACCGGCACTTTTGCAAACGGTTCGATCATCGACTTCGGTTACTGCGACAGCGAGACCGACGTTTACCAGTACCAATCGGCGGAATATGACGTTATTCGTTTTGACGAGCTGACGCATTTCACCGAGCAGATGTATATCTATCTTCTTTCGAGGCTCAGGGGCACGACGGATTTTCCGAGGGCCATGAAAAGCAGTACGAACCCCGGCGGAATCGGTCACACCTGGGTTAAAGGGCGGTTCATCGACGTCGGGGAACCGATGAAGATCCACAGGGTCGGAGAGACGACGAGGCTTTTTATTCCGGCGACGGTTTTTGAAAACAAGGAGCTTATGAAAAACGATCCGAATTACGTTAAAAGGCTTAAAAACCTTTCGGAAAAGGACCGGAAGCAGCTTCTTGAAGGAGATTGGGACACCAACGAAGGACAGTATTTTTCGGAATGGCGAAGGGAGCTTCACGTTTGCGAACCTTTTGAGATCCCGGCGCACTGGCGAAGATATTTCACCATGGACTACGGCCTTGACATGCTGGCGGGTTACTGGATCGCGGTGGACGATTTCGGAAACGCATACGTTTACCGGGAAGTTTACCAAAGCGGGCTTATTATCCGCAAGGCGGCACAGGCGATAAAAGAGGCGGAAAGAGACGACGTTCCGGAAATGTATATTGCGCCGCCGGATATGTGGAACAGGCGCCAGGACACCGGTAAGAGCGTTGCGGAGCTCTTTTTTGAGAACGACATTTGTCTTTATAAAGCTTCGAACGACAGGGTCCAGGGCTGGTACAACCTTAAAGAATGGCTGCACCCGCAGACGGACGAATTCGGAGAGAAAAGGCCGAGGCTGAGGATCTTTGCAAACTGCACCGAAGTTATAAGGACCTTGCCGGCGCTTTGTTTTGACAAGCACAACCCGAACGACGTTGGCGACGAAGTTCATGAATATACCCACGCGGCGGACGCCCTTAGATATTGGGCGGCGGCGAGACCCATGAACGCGGAAAGAGCGGCGGAAGAAGAGGACGACGAGCGGATCCCTTATGAGGACGAGGTCGAGAACTTTATGGGATTTGGGCAGCAATAACCCCGAAAGGGTTTTTGATAAATAAAAATTTTAAGGAGACTTAAAAAATGGCAGAAGAAAACATCGGAACCGTTGCTGAAAGCGCGGGCGAAGCCGAAAGCTTCAACGATGAGGAATTTGTTAACGAGTTTCTTTTTGACG